GACAGACCTGCCCGTGACGGCAGCCAACGCGACCGGGACCGTGACATTGACTTCCAAGAACAAGGGCGAGCCCGCAAACGACATCGACCTCCGGCTCAACTACAATATCGGAGAGGTCACCCCAGCAGGGCTCACTATCGCTGTCGTAGCGATGGCGAGCGGAGCGACCAACCCGGATATTCAGGATGTCATTGATATCCTCGGTGACGAGTGGTACAATGTCATTATCGCTCCCTACACGGACGCGACCAACCTCACCGCCATCGAGACTGAGCTGACGGACCGCTTTGGTCCGCTGCGAATGATTGACGGCGTGTACGTGACGGGTAAAACCGGCACTGTGGCTGCGCTGTCCACGTTCGGGAATGGCCGCAACTCGCCTCACGTTGTTTGCGCCGACATCACCAAGTACGCGGCGATGGGCTGCGACGTTGTTGGTGCGATAGCCGGGCAGGTGGCTGCTGAAGGACAGGCGGACCCCGCGCGACCGTTCCAGACGCTTCAGGTCACTGGTATCCTTCCCCCGCTCTCAACCGAACGGCGTACGCTCGCGGAGAACAACACGATGTTGTTCGACGGTATTGCGACGCTCTCCACCGATAGCGGTGGTGTGGTACGGCTTCAGCGGATGATTACGATGTACCAGAAGAACGCGACTGGAGCCACGGACATCGCTTATCTCGACTTGACGACCATGCTCACGCTGATGTTCATCCGGTGGGATTTCCGTAACACTATCTTGACCAAGTATCCCCGGGCCAAACTCGCTGATGATGGCGTGAATGTCCAGAGCGGGATGAGCGTCATCACGCCCAAGATAGGGAAAGCGGAAGCCGTTGCGAAAGCGCGTCAGTGGGAGTTCCTTGGGCTGGTGGAGAACATCGACCAGTTCAAGACAGACCTTGTGTGCGAGCGTAACATCTCGGACCCCAACAGGCTCGACTGGATATTGCCGCCGGACCTCGTGAATCAGTTCCGGGTCGGAGGAGCGACAATTCAGTTTCTGTTGCAGTCGTAAATCGAGGAGCGTCAATTCACATTTGAAAGCGAGGTAACATATGGGCAGTCGCAGAGGTGGTGTCTTGTTTCTCAAGAAGGACGGGGAAATATTTGACGCCAAAGGCAATTTCACGTACAATCTGGGCGCACCGAAACGCGATGGGATAGTTGGCCCAGACCGTGTACATGGGTACAAAGAAGTTCCGCAGATTCCGTTCATCGAGGGCGAAATCACGGACAGTAGCACGGTGAATCTGTCCGCGTTCCTGAACACAACCGATTCGACGCTCACGCTTGAACTCGCGAACGGCAAGACGTTCGTGTTGCGCAATTCGTGGTACGCCGGAGAGGGAAATGTTCAGACCGAGGAGGGGAATGTGCAAGTACGTTTCGAGGGTCTCAGCGCGGAGGAGGTCTCATAGCCTCTGCGCTTTTCATTTCTCTTTCCAGGAGGTAGCCAATGGCCGAGGTATTAAAGACGCTGACGCTGAAACATCCGATTCAGCAGGGCTCCGAGACTATTACAAAGCTCGAAGTCACTCAGCGCCTCAAGGCGAAGCATTTCAAGGGAATCCCGGCTCAGGACATTTTGTTCGACCACATGATTAAGCTCCTGAGCAAGCTCACCGCCCAACCGCCGTCCGTTATCGAGGAGTTGGACAGTGAGGACCTATTCCCTGCGGTGGAGATGGTGAATGATTTTTTGCCGGGTTCCCTGACGACTGGCGAGAGTCGTTAGGGATGCTCGCATACATCTTTCACTTTCAACCGAGTGAGATGTTGAATTTCGATTCCGAGGATTTTGCGTTTTGGCGGAGAGCCGCTGATGAGGTTGTGAAGGCGCACAGGAGAAAATAGATGCCCATTCCTCCAATTAGAGTTGTAATTGCCGGTGTTGACCAGTTGTCCGGCGTGTTGAATCGTTCCAACACAAAGCTGGCCAAATTCGGTCAATCTGCAACCAACATCGGGCGCAGAATGTCAATGGGCCTGACGTTGCCTATTGTCGGGTTGGGTATCGCTGCTGTGACTGCTTCGACTCAATTTGAGACCTCGATGAACAAGGTTGCCGCGCTCACTCAAGAGGGTACTGAGGGAATGACGCAGATGAGAGAAGCGGCGAAGAAATTGGGAATTGAGACTCAATTCTCCGCGAGTCAAGCAGCGGATGCTATGGCGTTTCTTGGGATGGCTGGTTGGGAGACCAACGAGATACTTCAAGGGACGCCGCACCTTCTCAACCTCGCAGCAGCATCACAAACAGAGTTGGCTCAGACGGCGGATATTGCGTCCAACATTATGGGCGCGTTCCAGATTTCGGCGAAGGATACGGGACACGTAACAGACGTGCTCGCCGCAACAACGGCCTCCGCCAACGTCAACCTTGAAATGCTCGCCGAATCCATGAAGGATGCTGCGCCAATAGCGCACGCAGCGGGAATCAGTCTGGAGGATACGGCTGCGACAATAGGATTTCTCGGCAATGTCGGTATCCAAGGTTCAAAGTCCGGTACTGCACTAAAGAATATGCTCATCCGTCTTGCTGCTCCCGGAGGAAAAGCTGCATCAGTTCTACGTCATTTCGGAATCAGTGTAGCAGATGCACAAGGTAACTTGAGACCATATACTCAGATACTCGGTGAGTTGTCCGGGAAAATGGTAGACCTCGGGTCACAGGACAAACTTGCTGTCCTTGAGGCGTTGTTCGGGAAAAGAGTGATTGCGGGAGCGGCTGCATTGACCTCTGACATGGCCGGGGTCAATTCCGGTTTCAGACAACTCGCTAACTCTCTTACTGACGTGAATGGCCGTGCGCAGCAGATGGCAGAGACAATGATGGAGGGGGCACCCGGAGCCTTCAAGCGTTTCGCCTCTGCGTGGGAAGGGGCAATGATTGCGATTGGCGAGGCTGGACTTGTCGACGCTATCACCGGTATGGTCGAGAAGGCAGTTGAGCTGCTACGATGGGTTGCTGACTTGAATCCTGAACTGCTCAAATGGATGACTATCATTTTAGCGCTCGTGGCCGCAATCGGACCTATGCTCATTGTTGTAGGACAGATGGCAATTGCTATCAATGCACTCATCCCCGTGGTAATGGGGTTGGGAGGCGCGATGGCTTTTCTTGCCGCCAATCCTATCATCCTTATCATCGCCGCGATTATTGCGTTGATTGCCGTGTTTGTTCTGTTCTGGGACGAATGGAAAGCTATTGGAACCGCGTGGGTCGCGGGAGTAAAGATAATGATTGACGCCGTGATGGGCTTTTTTAATGACATGTGGACAGGGCTCAAAGAGGGCGTCAAGGTAATGGCCGATGTCCTTGTTGGGTTCTTCGAGAAGATGTGGGTGGGTATCAAGAAGTTCATCGACAACGCCATCAAGTTCCTTCTCAAACTCCTGAAGGTGATATTGATGGTGATGTTCCCGTTGCCGTTTCTCGCGGCCAAGCTTGGGGCAAAATTCCTTCCAGCGAACATCAGGTCCAAGATTAGTTTTCTGACTGGAGACACGGGAGAATCCGCCACGCCCAAAGACATCCTGCAGCAACAGGGTCAAGCGAGCGAGTTCCAAGGCTTGATGCGATTCGAGAACGTGCCCCCGGGAGCCCGGGTGGAGGTCGAGAAGGGCGAGTTGGATATTGAAACTGATACGGGTCTGTTACCCGCCGGAGCATAGCCATGGGTTGGAGAGAACGCTACAGACAAGCTAGGTTCCGCACCGCACTGTTCCTCATCGAGCGCATTGATGAGTCCGGTGGGCGGAGGACCGCTGACCACGAGTATCCTGGAAGCGAGTTGGGCTACAGTGAAGACCTTGGCAGGAAGCTGCGCGGCTTCAGCCTTTCAGGTTACATCATCGGGGATGACTACTATGTTGAGCGGGATTCGCTCCGGAACGCGCTTCAGGAGCCGGGACCCGGAAAGCTGATTCATCCGTACCACGGTGAACTCCTCGTCATCTGCAAGACATTCCGGATTCAAGAGACTACCGCTGAGGGGCGAATTGCCCGGTTTGATATGACGTTCGTTGAGGCTGGGGCACTGACTCTCCCGTTTGAGGATATTGATACACAATCTGAACTCGTGACGAAACGAACATCAGCGCTCGCGGCGGTCAAAGGCGCGTTCGGTCGAGTGTACAGCGTGGTGGGGAAAATCTATGCAGTGACTCAAAACATCGAGGATACCATCACCGACGTTACCAGCACGGCGAACACGGCGCGTCAGACGCTCGCCCCATCCGCTGTGTATCAGAAGTTCTCCGCCTCGGTACTCGCGACGGCGAACGCGCTGGTGTTCGATACGGCTCTGCTTGGGGATGCCATTGTGAATATGTTTGAGTTCGGGACGGCGGAGGATGCTGACGAGGACCCGCTCACCCCAGAGAACAGTTTGGACCGATATGAGGAGATGCGACCGTTGCTGAATCCTGAGCCAGAAAGTGTTGTAGGTGATGAGGACCCGTCCGAGGTCGTCACTTTCTACTCCGGGGCGGCGGCTGTGGTTAGCGGTGTGGGGATAACCGCCGTATTGGAGTATGAGAGCGCGACTCAGGCGGAGGGTATCCGGGATGAGCTGTTGGTGCAGATTGACCGGTTGATAGGTGATGAAGACCACGGGGATGATGAGTTCGCGGCTTCACTCCGGGACCTCCGCGCGGCTCTCATCGAGGACGTGGACGCGCGAGCCTCCGCGCTCGCGAGGGTCGAGGAGCGGGTATTTCCTGTCTCGCTGCCCTCGCTCACGATAGCTCATTGGGTTCACGGGAACGTAGACAATGAGCAACGTATCATTGAGCGCAACAGTATCCTCCACCCCGCATTCTGTCCGGCCAATGAACCGATAGAAGTGTTGCTATGAGCGCTGAATTCGCAATCATTATCGAGGGGAAGCGCTTCACAGGCTGGAAGGGCGTCAGTTTGACGCGCTCGATGGAGAACATGAGTCCATCTTGGAGCGTGATATTGACAGATGTCTGGGAGGAGAACATCTGGGACCTATTCCCGGGGCGAGAGGTTGTCATCAAAGATGGCCCTGATACGATGATGAAAGGCTTCATTGATTTCGTGAAGCCGTCCGTTGCCTCCTCCGCTCATGAGTTGAAGATAGGCGGACGTGGGATGACTGGGGACCTCGTTGATTGTTCGATTCCGACCGAGCCCAGCAAGTGGACCAATCTGAAAACCATCGCGCTCCTCCGCGCTCTCGCAGAGCCGTTCGGAGTCCGGGTGATTGACGATGTGGGTGGACTCGGGAGCGTCAAATCATTCGAGACCAAGACAGGCGAGAAAGTACATGAGGCGATTCGGCGCATCTGTGATATGGGAGGACTCTTGCCGATGGAGAACCGGAGCGGCGAATTGGTCATCACCAAGTCACGAGCGCTCGAAGCCTCCGACAGCCTTGGGTACGGCGTGAATATCGAAACCGCCGGTGCGAGCTATGACCACTCAAATCGCTTCTCTAGTTATATCGTCAGAGGCCAAAAGAGCGGTGGTGGGTCCCGTTGGGGTGGCGGGTCCGCTCCCTCCACTCAAGTACGCGGAGAGAGCGCGGATGCAGGCGTGTCGCGGTTCCGACCGTTGATATTCAAGGCGGACCGTCAAGCCACTACGGAATTTGCGGAGAGGCGAGCGAGTTGGGAAGCTAATGTCAGAGCCGCGCGGTCAGAGAAGATAACCGTGAGGGTGAACGATTGGCGGCAGAGTGAGGGACAACTGTGGGACGCGAACATGTTGGTCAAAGTCAACATCCCTCCTCTCCGCGTTCAGGGAGTTCTCCTCATCACGGCGATTGATTACGGGTACGATAACAACGGAACGAAAGTGACGTTGACGATGATGAGAGAGGACGCATTTGAGCCCAAGCCCGTGAAGCCTCCAAAGACGAGCAAGAGCGTTGTGAGGTGGTAATGGATTTACACGAGACTTTCAACCGCTGGATACAACCGCTGAAGTCACGGGTATCCAATATGATTCTGAAGTCATTGTTGGTGAACGTGGATGACTCGAATCAGATTCAACTCGTCAAACTCTCCGCGCTCGCCGGGGAGGAGGCGGACTTTGTTGAGCGGGTACAGAACTATGGATTCACTTCCGTTCCGCCGAAAGATGCGGACGCGGTGATGGTGGCTATCGGTTCCGACCGAGACCACCCCGTGGTCATTGCGGCCGATTCAGGAGAGTTCCGCAAGAAGGGATTACAGAACGGCGAAGTTGCGGTGTACCATAAGGATGGGTCCAGTATTCTCTTCAAGGCCAACGGCGATATTGAGGTTGACGCGGCGGGGAACAAAGTGAATATGACCGGGGGAGAGGTCATTGCGGACGCGAACAGCGTCAAACTCGGAGGCACGAGTGGATTAAAGAAATTGATTGATGACCGATTGATTACAGCGTACAACGCGCATACTCATCCAGCTCCAGGCGGCGCTACAAGTGCGCCATCCGTTCCCCTCGGACCTCCGACAACTCCCGTTTCGACAACGAACACGGAGGCCAAATGACGATTGAGGGCGATGTCCTGTTGACGCTCCACCCAGAGCTAGGGTATGCGGACTTGTCGTTGGAAGGCGATACGGAACGCGACTTGGAGCTGGACCAGACGTTGGAGACAGCTGTGTTGGTCTCGCTCGGAACTAATCGCATTGCGGACCCTGATGACGAGATTCCGGACGGCACCGAGAATCTGCAAGGCTATTGGGGGGATGTATTCACGGAGGAGTCGCTGGGCTCGCGGCTCTGGCTTATCGGTCGCAGTTATACGCTTCCCCAAATCCTCGCTCGCGCAGAGGAGTACACGCAGGAGGCGTTGAAGTGGATGAAGGATGTAAGTCTTGTAGGGAAGATTGACGTGGTGGCGGAGCGTGTGGGGGATAAGGAATTGAAACTCAACATTACCATCTTCCGTCCTGTCGGCGGGGAACTTCCCCTCACCTATTTTTACAATTGGGAACAGCAGATACTGAGGAGGGCCGGATAATGGCTTTGGAACGTCCTACACTGACGCAGATACGGACTCGGATTGAGAATGATATGGAGGTCCGGGTAACAAACAATATCGCGTTGTTGCCCATCGCGGTCCTCCGGATTCTCGCGCGTGTATTCGCGGGAGCCGCACATCTCATCTACGGGTATCTGGACCAGATAAGTCTCCAGTTGTTCGTTCAGAACGCTTCTGGAGAGTTCTTGAACCGACACGGAACGGTCTGGGGTATAACGCGGAAGGCAGCCGCGTTCGCGACCGGCACTTGTCGATTCAACGGGACCAACGGGACCAACGTGCCCTCGGGAACCAAAATCATCACCGATGACGGTGTTGAATTCGAGACTACAGCCGGCGGAAACATCAGTGGTGGTCTTATCGACTTGGCTATTGAGGCGAGTTCCGCCGGAGAGGACGGCAACGTGGCTGATACAACCGCCGTGGAATTGGTGAGCCCGATTACTGGCGTGGACAGCCTCGCGCTACAAGGCGCAACGAGCGGCGGAGAGGACACCGAGAGTGATGCAAACTATCGCCAGCGTATCCTCGACCGGATTCAAGAGCCTCCGCAGGGCGGCTCCGAGGCAGACTATATCGCATGGCAGAAAGCGGTTGAGGGAGTCGCGAACGCTTGGGTGTTCCCGCAGTCGCGCGGAGCCGGGACCGTCGGACTGTACATCACCGCGACCGGAGCGGACCCTGTACCCTCCTCTCAGCTGAAGACAGACACCAAGGCATATGTGGACGCGCGGAAGCCGGTCACGGCGGCGACTTACGTGGAAGGGCTCGAAGCCGGTCAGAAGAAAGATGTTGATTTCGGTATCAAGATTTCTCCCAATACCACGGCGGTTCAAGACCAGATAACCGCGAATCTGGAAGCGTATTTTGCGGCCAGCGCGGCTCCCGGAGAGGACTTGCTCATCAGTCAGGTACGTGACGCAATTTTCAGCTCCGGCGTAGACAACTATGAAATCACCGACATCGACGTGGACGGGTCCCCGGTCGCGATTGACGACATTGTATTTAGCGGCTTCGAGTACCCGGTGCTGGATACGATAACATACGCATCGTTCTGAGGTAACAGATGAGCGCGAATTCATTGATGCAGAAGGTACTTCGTGTAATCAAATACGATTGCGGCGATTATCTTCATATGCTCAAAGAGCTAATGCCGATGGGGCCGATTTGGAATTGGCCGATATTTGACTGTAGCGCTCTCGTGGCTCCTTGGGTATATCTGAATACATATATTGAAGATGGTTTTGTCGGTGGATACGATGGATGGTGGGATTCCGCATTCACAACCAATTGGAGTCTCG